GAAGAAGGGTAGTCAGACTGTGAAGATTGACAACCTGCCTCTTATTATATGTTCTAATTATTCTATTGAGGAGTGTTATAAAGATGGTGTTGGTCGTGATGCTCTGTTGTCTCGTTTCACGCAGGTGTTTGTTGATTCTATGTTTGTAATTGATGATCCTGAACATGTTGAATGAAATGAAGAGTTCTTGACTGAGAACCCCGTTAGGGTTAGGGTTAGGGTTAGGGTTAGGGTTAGGGTTAGGGTTAGGGAGTTAGACGACTAGGGGTTAGGCGTAGCCTAATGGCCGAAGGCCCGGCCGAAGGCCGTCACTATTTTGAGCTTAATATTACTAGCGAAAAATAGTGGAATGATGGAAGGAAAAAACTTGTTTTTTCTCTGTTTCCATCATGACGAGCAGAAGGACCGTGTCCCGTGAGGGACCGGTCCGGCGAGTCATGAGGGTGTGTCCAGCCGAATGCCCGAGTGTCGTGTCCCGTTAGGGACCGGCACGTAAAGGGCATGAGAGGCTGGCCCGTTAGGGTTAACCTAACTCCAGGTTAGGGTAAGTTTTAAACGTCAAAAAAAATTTATTACATGTCGACGTAGCGCACGCGAGTTGCCACCTGCGCTTGGATGGAGTCGTCAATTCCAGCTGCGCTCTTGTTCCACATCAGCATGAGGATCAATGAACCTTCGTTGATGTTGCTCAGTGCCGCCGCGGTACCGTTGTAACTGGTATTTAAGTTCTTCAGAGGAATGTAGAAGTTCTTCTGCATAGCTCTGCAGGAGACGTGTGGCTGGTCCGACAGGATCGGAGGCGGAATTAATGCCACAGTTTCATAGAACTGCTCGATCGTGTAGGTCTTGTCCAGGAGGAACAAAAACCGATCCTTGTTGGCCAAGTTCTTGCCAGCGTTGATCCAGTTCTTTACACCAGTTGGGGTACGCGTCACCATATTCAGGTCCAGCACTTCAGGGATGGAAGCAGGGTCGACAGCTCCGTTGCTGTTTCTGTCGTAGTACAAGATGACTCGCAACACGCCTCCGAATTTCTCGTTCATGCCGTTGTTTTGGGTGCTGATGGTCATACGGATCTGGGCGGTTTTCATGGTGATGCGGCGTCCAATACGCTGCTTGACGTCTGCACCGACATCGGTGCGGTTGATGCACAGTCCTGAAGGAGCGCCTCCGCTTTGCCAACCGTTCTCGTCAATGAATGCCTCCTGTGCTGTAGTGACGAACTTGACTTCTCTCAGTTGTTGGTTGTAGCCTTTCTTGCCGTAGCGACGGCCGTAGAATCCTTTGCGAGACGTCCCAGCATAGGGCGTGTAGCGCTGATAGCTACTGGCTCCCGTGTAGCGTCGCTTCGTGCTCATCGTCGTAGAACGTGCTCGCTTGCCAAGGACCATTGTCGATGTCGATTGGATCGCACTGGGAGATGCTGATGAGGTCTTGGAGACTCAGTTGGATCTTCTCGAGGTACTCGAGACGTTGGAGGATGCGGTCGAGGATGGACACAACCGATGGTGTGTCTTCCGGCCAAGGTTGTGTTGAGCTGGAGCTCATGCGACTGAGCGCAAAAAAATTTTTGGCGCCTTTTATAGTTTCCAAATCGGGCTCATTATGGGAAAATGTTCGTGAACACCGAAAAAGGAAATTGTTCGTAAACCTAATTAGGAATTGTTATAAGTAGGCGCTTGCGCCACTGTTCCATCATTCTGTTCCTGCCTTGGTATCATGGAAGCTCCTCCTCCTGCTTACTCTCCTCCCCCTCCCGCTCTGAGTCTTTCTACTCCTGTTCGTCCCTTTCGTCTTGCCGGTAAGGCCATCTTCCTGACGTGGCCTCAGAATGAGGTGACCAAGGAAGATCTCATGGCTAAACTGTTAGCCCTCTGGGAAGCGAAGCTCTCTTGGGCTGTTGTTGCTGAAGAGTCTCACAAGTCTGGTGAACCCCATGTTCATGCTATCGTTCAGTTTACTGAACGTATTGACCTGAAGAATGCGAATCCTGTACTGGATGAGCTTACTGGCAAGCATGGCAATTATCAAGCCGTGAAGAGTGCCAAGAAGGTCTTGCGTTATGTTTGCAAGGACGGTCAGTACTTGACTCATGGTGAGATCCCTGACTTCGCTGAGAAGGCCAAGATTCAGGATACTCTTGCTAAGCTGGTCTTAGAAGAGGGTCATACTTACGCTCAGCTGGTACGCAAAGAGCCTGGTTACTGTATGCTCCAAAAGCGTAAGCTTGAGGAGTTTATCGGGTGGTCTAAGCGTCAGAAGCTTGCTGAAGCGCTGATTCCTTGGCGGTGTCTTACACCGAAATCTTCTGCTTCGTATGTACATCAAGCCCTCTGGACCTATTTGCGTGACAATGTGTTGGTGCCCCGCGTTCCTCGGCAGAATCAGCTGTGGCTGTCCGGCTTGCCTGGGGTTGGCAAGTCGCGATTCCTCTCGTACTTGCGTGCACGGCTCCGTGTGTATGAGATGCCTCGGGATGAGGACTTCTACGACGATTACGAAGACGGATGTTTCGACTTGGTGGTCATTGATGAATTCAAGTCGCACAAGAAGATCCAGTTCCTCAACGCCTGGGCTGATGGCCAACCCTTACCGTTGAGGAAGAAGGGTAGTCAGACTGTGAAGATTGACAACCTGCCTCTTATTATATGTTCTAATTATTCTATTGAGGAGTGTTATAAAGATGGTGTTGGTCGTGATGCTCTGTTGTCTCGTTTCACG